CTTCCGTACTCGCCGCAAGCGTAAAATCTTATGTTCTGTTCTCCGTAATGGTATTTCCAGTACCGCCGGAGGTCTTTCATAAACTTTGTAATGTCCGGCGGATATAATGACGGTGTGAATTCTTCCATCATTTCGCCGGTCTTGGTGTCGATGCGTTCTTTGAATGGTAAATGTGCATCATCGTATGTCAGAGTGATAAACCAGTTTTCCGGCCATTCTTGTGCTTCCAGCATACAGCGGTTCGCCCATTGTCTACTATACTCAAGTCGGCATCCTATGCATTTGCCGCATGGTATTTCCTCGCTCCATTCTTCCGATGACCATTGCCCCCGGATTTTTCCAAAGCCTATCGGCCTTTCGAATAGAGTATCAACTTCCCAGCTTGTGATTTTGGCGTTGATTTGCTTTCCGTCTTGGTCGGTCTCACCCCACCACCATCGCCGCAAAGGATGATAACATGGCAAAGTTTTCACCTCCTTTCCCTCGGCCGCTGTGCGGCCGGTCAGTCAGCCCCATTGTCACCTTGTTACAATGGGGCTGACTGACACAAAATTTAGCCTTTTACACTTCCGATTGCCTGTTTTGCGTAGCGGTCGAGTTTTTCATTGGCCAGTTCTTTCGTGTATCCCTCCAGTCCTTTTGCCGCTTCTTTTGCCGTTGTGATGGCATATCCGATGTTTCGGATGATATCCGGTACGGTTTGCTGTTGCATTTGTGCTGTGTGGCCGCTGGCCATTGCTCCGCTTGCAAGTCCTGCGCTTGCAGTGCTTCCACCTGATAGGCCGGTTGCTCCTAACTGTGCTGCCAGTATTGGATTTATTCCGGCTTTTACCATGTCTTTTACTGTGTCTTGGTAGGCTGTTTGCCTCATTTCCCTTTGCCATGCTCTGTTGGTTTCTGCTTCTGCGCTGTTAAACCGCATTTGATTTTGGAGCATTTCTCGTTGGAATGCCATCTGTTGTGCTGCTTGGCTGGCTTCGAAGGCCATTGCCTGTTCTGCGCTCATTTGGCTTTTGTTGAATGCCGCTTCTGCTGTTGCTGTGGTGTTAGCAATTGGATTGAGTGTAAGACCTAATCCGCTTATAGCTGCATCTACTGCTTTTTGTCCTGCTTGAACGAGATTTTTATCTCTTCCAAATATGCCTCGGCCTCTACTTCCTGCCATTGTTTGCCCCTCCTTTAGTGATGGTCAATCAGGCCGGGAATGCTATACAGAGGCATAGGCCTTGTTGCTTCACATGCAAAATAAAAGTCTGCAATAAATTGGTCTTCGGTTGTGCTCTGAACGGCAAGTGTTCTATCGATGTTCGCGCTTGTTTCGTCAATCCATTCACTCGACAGGATAGGCTGTTTGGTGTACTTGTCTGCATAGTGCCATGCATCCAATGTTGCCTGATAGTTGCTTCGCATTGCTCCGGATACTCTGCTCGGCTTGTACCGATATTCTGCCCATGCTTCCTGATAGCCGAATGCTTCATCGTCCGTTGCGTTGCCCTGTGCATAGATTTCTTTGTTCAGGATTGCTTGCTCTCCGAGGTTTGCCAAAGTTGGGAAGTAGTAGTCCAGCATCTTCTTTCTGCTCCAAAACCGCTCAATTCCCTGTTGGTAGGTGTGCTCAGTTCTGATACATGCCAGTCCGATGATGTAACCGTGTTCGGTAAACGATTTGGTGAACATGCTTTCATTGAATGCTGTCAGAGAGTATGCTGCCGTGTTGCCCTGCGGTGTGATACCGTCTCCGGAATTGGAGGTCTGTACCACCTGATCCATGTTGATAGGTACTCGAGTGCCGCCCAGATATTCGCTTCGCTGCTGTCTGGCATCCGGTGACTGTACTCCGAAGTGTGCTTTGATAATCTCGATATAACGAGTACCGCCGCGTGCGTTTTTCTCGTACAATCTCTGAATTGCGAATGCCTGTCGCAGAGCGTTAATGCTGGTCGCACTATTGTTACCCATTTCTGCCCACAGGTTTGCCGGTGTAATGTTTCCTGTAAATGTCGCGTTTCCGCCGGTGTTTGGTGTGAATGTATTAGACGTTCCGTCTGTGTTCTTTCCTGTTGCTATGCCTACTAATAGGGCACTCGGTGTGTTTCCGTTTACATTCCATCTTAGTGCATTGGTCGTGCTATTTGTTGCCAATTCGTTCCTTGTAACAATCGGTATATATCCGTTTACTGCGCCGATAGTTACTTCCGGTCCTTTCTGAGGTTCAGGTAGTGCTGCAGTGAAATAGTCATGGTATTTTGCGACTTTGAGAGGAAGTGCTCCTTTCTCTGCATTGGTTACATAGTCTCCTGTGTTTGCTCCTGCCGTTGTCGTTTCATCCATGGATATCATGGCAGGGTCTTTCAAGTTTTGGTCTCTGAACCAGTCATTCCAGATTTTACAGTATGCTCGGAATGGCAGTGCCTGTACGCTGATGTTTTCGATTTTCGTTGGAATGCCCATATAGTCGGCAATAGTTCCTTTTGCCCATCCGCCCGCCGGTGCGGTGATTTGCGGTGCTTCGTATTCTACCGGTTGCTCCCAGTGCGTGGTATTGTTTTCTCCAAAAAACTCTTTCCAGTGATACCACACAAGTCGGTTAGGTACAAAGAAGAAATATACATCCATGTTGGCGTTATCCATTACAGGATATATAGGCGTACTCATACGGATGACGCTGCTCATATTCATCTTGAAGGTATCGCCCGGTAGTACTTCATCAACATAAATCGGAATGAGGTTTCCGGCGTTGAATGTGGTCTTATGCGTACTCGGTCTTACAAATTTGCTTCGCTGGATATCAAGGTTAATCGGATTTACTGAAAAATGGCTTTCGGTGTTTCTGTTCATGCTTTCTCCTCCTGTTTCGGAATAGGTTCGGTGCTTACGTCACCAGCGCCCTGAATTTCGCCTGTGTCGGCTTTTTTGGTTTCATAGCCTATAGCCTTTGCCCACTCTTCGCCGCCGTACAGTGCAACGTATTTTTCTGGACTGTGGTCAAATTTAGCCCTTACCTCTACCGGCAGATTGTTAAATTCATTCGTAATGCGGATAATCATGTTTTGTGCTTCCATCAGTGTTCGTGGTGCTTCGGTCATGTCTGCATACAGTGGCTCGCCCTGCCTGAATGCCGAGATATCACCTTCGGTAAACCGTTTGATGATGTTCTCAATTTTGGTCTCCTCTAGGCTGCTTTGAATGCGGTCATAGATGTTTGTCTTTCCGATTGGCACTGTTACTTTGTGTCCGTTCTCGTCAATCTGTGTTTGGTAGGTTGTTGCTTCTTTGCTTCCTGCCGGCGCTTCGATTACCGGCGCTGGATTAAGTCGGCTATAAAAGTTCATTCGTTTGCTCCTTTCGTGTCATAAATCATTGCATGGTATACTTTTTGCCTGTCAAGTTCTTTTGCTACTTCGTTTCGGAAATCGCTCATGTCGATACCGTAATTTTTCCACCAATGTTCCGGATCTCCATGGTTACTTGCTAGGCCTTTTGCGTTTCCTTCTTTGTGGCTGATAATGTTTTTCGGTTGGAGTTGATATAGTTTGCATAGATAAGCTGCTACTTCTACGGCTTCTCGGAATGTTTCTTTGAAGTGTTCGTTGCTTGTGGTGTCTTCGCAGATTTCAATTCCAATATGGGTTTTGTTTGCCTTACCTCCACAGTGCCAGCCTACCATGCTCCACGGCAGAATTTGATAAGTTCGGACTTCTCCGTTTTTGTCTTTGCCGATGAATGCATGGCAGCAGATTGCTTTCCCGCCCGGATAGGCGTTGTTCCAATGGTTGTTGTAGATGTTCTTTCCAAGTATGCCATCATCTGGTCCTACATACCGCCTCAGGTTCGGATTGTTTGCCCCTGTCGAATGTATCATGATGCCTTTCGGTTTCATCTTTTGCCCTTCTTGGTAACAAGCGTTTTTGTATGCTGTCTGTGTGTGAAGTCTCACTTAATCATCCCCTTTTGAAAGTACATTGTCGATACGGTCGGCCAGTGCCTGAATTACCTTTGTGTTCTCTCTGATTACGTCTATTTGCTCCTGATTGTTTTTTAGGAGCAGCAGTGCAATTACGCAAGGAAAGCCGATTGTTCCGATTATGTTTACGATTTCGTTAATCTCTATTGGTATTCACCTCCTTATGGTCGATTGCGTTTGCGATAAATTTTACCTCCGGTACGATTTCCCCGGTATCATCGTCAAAGGTTCCGAGCTGGTACAATTGGATATCTTCGGCCATGTTTCGGATTTGGCTGTGTTCATCGTTCACGGCCATTTTGAGTGTTCGCATGGCTACTGCTTCGTTCTGCTGGAGGAATGGCTGCATAAAGCCTATTTTGGTGTCTTTGAATGCGTAGATGTTGGTTTTCATTGTCTTTTCTCCTTTGCTTGTTTACAGTCTGATGCCGCCCCGCATTACTTTCGGTGCGATGTTGATTTTCTTGGTTTTCGCTGCGGTTTCTTTGAACACTTGCTTATCTTTTCTTTCGCTTTTAAGGTTCGTCATTTTTTCCACCTCCTTTCAACATTGATTATATGTGTTTTGTTTTTGTTTTTCTATTCTCTATTTTACTAATTGTGTCATTAAATTTTTTCGCAATTTGCATAATGCTTTTTGTATAAATAAAACCCCCCTTTTACAAGGGGGTAAAGGGGGCGTGCCCCCTTTGTTTGGTTATTCGTTAAGCTCTCGTGGAAGCTTCTTTACTTTTTCCTTTGCAGTTCGCTCTTTGAGTGCCAGCAATTCACCCTTTGTTAGTGTTGTTTTTGCAAGCTCTAACTTTTCTGCTTCCTTTGCCGCCGCTTTGCGCGCACTTTTTATTGCCTCAAGTTCTTTTGGATTTTCGATATCGTATAACTTATCGTAGTATTTCGGTGGTCTTACCACCTTATTCCCCGGTAACACGATTTCGTCATAATGATATATTTTTTCCTTGTTCCGTTCAAAATATCCTGCTGCAATGCCCGGTCTGCGGCTGCATCTAGTGAATTCTGGTTCGAGTCCCATTTCTGCGTAATATTCTTTTGCATTCTCTCCTTTCTGTTTTTTTAGCATATATCTTGCGACATATGCGCAACTGTCATATTCCACATGACCTAATGCTGTTAGCCCTTTTCCCCAAATTTTTCGGATTGCTGGGCTATCCCATTGCATCTTGCCGCTTTTGCTTCTTCCGCATGGTTGCAGGTCATGTATTTTCAGATTAAATGCAATTATGTGGTAGTGTGGTCTTGCTGTGTGGCTTCCGTACTCGCCGCAAGCGTAAAATCTTATGTTCTGTTCTCCGTAATGGTATT